TAATACACATCATGCTCTGCGTTGTACTCTACGTCTGATACGTTCGCGCTACTGGATAACAGGCAAGGCTTACCACCGTTGAGTGCGTTCTCCTGTGCTGCCATGAACTTGGACTGCTCTGCGCTTGGTGCTGTAGCTGATATGCGAACGTAGCCTTCGAATGAGCCACCTGGCCACGGTGCCGAAGTATGTTGTGCTCCTCCTACTCGCAGATAGCCTGTCGTATTACTAATGGTATTTCCGTTTGTTCCCGTGCCAACTACCACGCCATCAACAACACATTCGACTAATACTCCAGTACGCTTGAATTCAAGTACATGCGCTGCAGAATCAGTGAAAGTAACATCAGACATGACCATCAAAGCCCATCCTGTAGTATACACATAAATCGCTGGCCTGTTTGGGGCCCACATTTCAACCAGCAAGGAGCCTGCGCTGACTCCATCACCTACTGATAATAGTTCCCGACCTCTATTTTGGGTTCCCCACTTAACCCCGCTCATAATAATAGAGAAGTCGCCAGTGCCAAGGTTATTAAACGCCGCATTGGTTGGTATCTGAATATAGTTAGCCCCAGAGAATCCACTAACGATAGTGCGCCCACCCGCCTGCGTGGTCTTAGTCAGCGTGCCCACTTCAACAGGGGATAATGCTTTGACGGACTTATCGGCTAATACGCCAAGAGAGTCGTAACCGATTGCTGCGCGGATGTCACCGACTTGATAGCCTGTGTTGTAGGTGTCAGTGATATTACATACCATTCCGGCTGTAAGACTTGCTGGATTTTCAACGAGTCCTGAAATGCCACCTGAGTGACCCATCAGTATAGTTCTCTGATTAGAAATCATTGACGTTACTGATAGACCTACAGGCCAGATTGCAGGTATCGACCCTTGATAGTAGCTCTTCAAAGGTGTGAAGTTATTACTCAGGGCTCTAATGTCTCCGTAGATTCTTTGGTGGCCTACGGATTCAGCCATTAATCTGCGCCCATTGTCCACTACGGTAAAAGATCGTGGGCCATATAAATGGCTTGCAGTAATTATCGTACCATCGTCTTTGATTATTTGAAATGCACCGGCACCACCACTTAGCCCTTCGGAAATCAATATCGTAGGCACTCGCATGCCATACTCATCCAGAGGTGCGTCAGGTAGGTAGGTGATGGCTACTGAATTGACTGTGTTGCTCACAATCGTGAGTTGTCCATCAGTAAAGCCTATACCGTCGTTACGCTGCGCTATATTGCCGATATACTTACCCTCAAACGCTGGGGTATGGGTTGTCCGATAGATAGTTCCACTATCAGCGTTGAAATTGACAGTCTGTAGGCCAAAGCCCCCCGACCCGACTGCAAGGAAGCCGTCCTTAAACACTATAGATGTAAATGGGTGTGCCCCGTCTTTTGTGAGCATCGAGCTGCTAGAGCCATCGAATGCCATCCACATCGTAGGCTTACCGCCCGTAGTATCCCAGACGATCACACGGTTGGCTTCAGCAGTAACAAAGCCACGCATAGGAAACTTACGGCTACCAGCACGGTTTACAACAGCGTCAATGGCCGGACTAGCCAGTGCGTGGAACTGATTATCTGTTGTGTTGTAGTAGTAATCGGTCGTTGCTGCCATGCCGTTAGCCAGTGCCGCAGCGGCTAAGTCCGGATATTCGCCGACATACGCGGTAGCCCTTCCTTCATTCTCCCAGCTTTTATCACTGCATTTATCAATCCATACTGGGTCGCGTGAGTTGTCGAAGGCGGCATAGTCAACGATAGTAATGGGGAGCATTAGGGCAGAGACTGCTGCGAAGTCGATGCCTCCAACTGTTGCACGTTTTAGTGTGGTGTTACCAACACTAAGAACACTGTTAATGTCCTGTGAGCCTGATGCGGCTGTAGCTGTAAGCGCAGTAGATCCATCGGAGAACTCAATGGCATTGACTTTAACCCGTCCAGTTGCGGAAGCTGTGTTACCTCCGACGCTTAATTTATCAGCGGTAAGTTCGCCCTGCACCGTGGTATTACGGGGCAAATTATATGTGTCACCTGCCTGTGCGACTTCCAGCCGTGAGGAAGTCTCATTTAATGTTACAACATCTCTTGAGGCCATTTTATTCTCCTATACTGTTACAGACGTACTAGATGCATTCAGTACGCTATTACTTATAATAATTCCACTTCCATTTGCATTATTAGCTACATTTAGAACGTGAAAAACTACGTTTGAAACATTGGCTACTAATAGGCTATAAAGATTATAACCTGAGCCGGTTTCTGATCCGCCCATCATACCCTGCCTACCTATATCAATAAGAAGGCTCATGGCATTTTACTGTAGCTAACTGTTGCGCCACCTGCACCTTGGTCAAAGGCATTAATAGTTTCGCCACCGTTCACATAGAAATATTCCGGTGCATTGGCGCACATTGGTAAATCGGTTGCTGTGGCTATTGAACCGGGTTTTCCGGAAGCAATTGCGATATTGGCCGTGGATATGATTCGATACATTCCGGCCGCAAGGGCGGGACTTGAAACATTAGCCGCTGCGATTGTAGCTAACACGGCAGAACTACCAGAATGCGGCAGTCTGAAGGCCTGTACCGCGTTGCTGTTATTGTCTGTGGCTAAAATACTCATACATTCTCCTTGTTCGATATACTTATCACGCTAATTTTACTCCTGCTCCGACCGCATTAACTGCCCACGCCACTACGTTAATACCGCCGACGACAGATGGCAACACTATCGTTCCACCTCCGGCGGGAACCACATGGACAGGCATAGGCACCACTGCGGTTCCGCGCACAGTCGTCTCGCCCCCAATACGAATGTGGGTATCCCGCCTATCCCAATTCACAACTGCGTGCTTCATCTTCTCAGTAACCGTCCTTCGAGGCCGCCATTAACGTGTGGTGCCGCCGCCTTGGCGTTGTTCTTAACCGCCTTCCTGACGCTGCGCCAAAACTTCGACACGCTCTTACCCGCCAGATTGTGCTTGAACCTGCTCGTTATACGGCCGCGCTGGGCATCTGTCAAGGCTCCTGCCGTCATGGCGTTGACCGCCTCGTTGAACAGTGTCTTCCTGTCTGACACAAGCTTGTTATGCACGGCGAATGCTACGCCCTCTTTGGCCTTCTGACGCTGTACGCTTGGCGCAGCCAGTCCGGTCGCAGACGTGTACAACGCCTCAAGCGGGGTGATGTCATACGTGGGGGTGTGCCGCGCGGCGGTAGGTGGGGTGAACTTGCCGCCGTTGAGTAACGCCTTGACCGCGCCGACACGGTTACGAATATCACCGGGGAACATGGTGAGCATGGCCTTCGTTATCGGCATGCCGTCGTGCGCCTTACTTATCATCTGCGCCACCGTGCTTGTAACGCCCAGCGGGTTAGCACCAAACTGTGTACCAACGCCTAGTGGCCCACCAAGTTCAGCCCGACTTGCTGCGCCTGCGTAACTCAGCACACCGTGGAATGCTAGCTGATGTTCGATCTTGTAGTCGCCCCAGTCTTTCGTTAGTGAACCGTCCGGGTCTACCGTCTCGACGATGTAGTCCAGCGTGGGTACCACGCCCGGTATGCCCTGCGCGCCTGCGGCGATAGCGATGGAACCGAGATACGTAAGGGCGAGCGGCTTCGACACATGCGCTATCATCGGCAGGTCAGCCATAACCTTCTGGATGACGTAACTCTGAAACGTCGTAACGATTGCCAGTGCGTCCATTGCCACCGTTCCGTTGCCAACAAGGAACAGCGGACGCATCCCTGCGTTGAACTCCCCGACCGTGCGCTGAACGCCGTTATGGACGAACTCAGTAAGTTCTTGGCCGTGCAGCCCTCTGGCAATACCCGCCTCACGGAAAGCCACACCTGTAACCTGCTTGGCCATGTGCTCTGACTTACGCATCATGTAAGAGTTCAGCCTCGCGGCCTTGTTAAGTATCGTCCCAAGCTTTCCGTGCCTTGTCGTAACCGGTTCACCGATGTTCACCGAGTGGGTGGACGGCGTAGCACCCTCCCGCTCATTGTCAGCCACCAGCTTACGCAGCTTAGCGTCGCCATTGAGAAGCGAGGCAATGCCGTGCGCGGTGGCTCGCATAGCCGGGAGAAGTTCTGCCAGTCCTTGCGCACCGAGTTGCCCGTGCAGTTCGTTCAGCAAGTGCGCGGGGGTTAGCAGTCCGGCAGACAGAAGGTTCATCGTTGGTGCGACCACGTTGAGCGCGCTCAGGAACGTGTGAAAGAACCCCGCCTTGATGCTGCTGGCTATGTTACTCGCATGAACGTTCCCCGCTACTTGGTCACGTACGCTTTTGACCAGTGCATGCGTAACGGCCAAGTTCAGCTTGTCTGCGTCGATAGCCAGACTGTCGAGTTTGTGCAGGTGCGGCTCAACATGCTCAAGCTTGGCTATCGCGTTCGTGTCCGCACGGAATGCCGCTTTGATGTTGCCGATAGAATCTAACGAATCATACCCGGCTCGCCCCTTACGTTCGGCTGTCATGCTGGCCAGTCGGCTACGCGATGAGCGTGCGACATTGCTCATCTGTACGCGTAACTTCTCCTTGTCGATCTTACCATCGGTCAATATGTCACGCTTGCTGACGGTGTCGATAACGTACTGCACCGGCTGGTTCAAGAACTCAGGGTCGCTCAGATACGTTCCGCCGATCTCGTCAGCGAACTCCTTGGCCTTGCGTGCGCTGTTGAACCCCCTGACTGTTATCACGTCGGACAAGTCGTCTTTGTAAAACACTTTGTGCGGGTTCATCCACCTGCGTGGCAGCATACCGTAAATAGGCTTTGGTACGTCCGCGTTGGAGTCGATGCGCAGTGCCTGCGCACGCTGCAACTTCTGATTGTGGTGCGCAAGATTGAGCGTGGCGCGGTACGCCTTACGAACTTCGGGGGCTACGCCGCGTGCTTCGAGTTCCTTGTCCGGTATGAACAACGTACCCTTATGCGTCTGCTGCCGAATGTCCCACCGCTTATCTGTCTCCCGGATGAGCTCCTCGTACGCGGCGGACTGCTTGCTCGATAACTTGTCTATCTCCCCCTCATGCGGGAGGTACCGCTGCTCAGCCACTGCCTTCGCTGTGCTCTGCGCTGTGCTTGTCTTTCTCATCACCTCGCCCATACGAAGCCCAAAGTCTGACTCCGCGCCAGCGTAGTTGTGAACCAGTCGGTCTGCATGTGAGAATGGGTCTTGTACTGCGGCGAACGCCTCCGGGTATTTATCCATCAGTGCCTGCGCCGCCGGGTGGACTGTGTCGTGAATGTCTGACTTGCGTGCGGCTGCGCCAAATACCGCGCCCAGCGTCGCGGCCAGTCGCGCATCAGACGGCGTGAGTTCTTCACCTCGTGCATTAGTGAGCGCACCTGCGAATCCCGTAGAGCCGAGTGCGCCGATGGCTGTGCCGGTGGATAGCCCAGCTGCGCTGCTGGTTAGCTTACTCGCGCCTTTGGCCAGCAGCTTCGTCTTTAGCGCGCCGCCTGCTATACGCGCTGCCGCGCCTCCGGGTATCAGCATAAGCGGAAGCCCGGCCACGAAGTGTCCTAACGCCTCGCCGGGATGCTCACGAATACCTGACAGCATGTCACGCAACGCTCCTGCTGCATCCCCCTCTCCTGAGAATAGCGCGCCAATGCCCTGCGCTGCGCCTTCTGCTGCGTCTAACGGGTGCGCGATGATATTACCATACGCATCAAGTTCGCTGCTTATCCCCTTCATCACGCCTTCGCCAAACGACTGTTGCTGCGCCGGTGCGACTGTCTGCGCAGGCTGTGCTGCTTGCGCTACCGGTGCGAAGTCGGGCAAAGGGGGAAAGTCGGGCAATGGTTGCGCATCAGACGACAGGTCGAGCGGTGCCAGCGGCTGGTCGATAAACAACTGTGACGGCTGCGGTGCCTGCGTTATGGCTTGATTGAGGGGCATTATCTGCCTGCGCTACCAAATAGCGCGTGCCAGAACGCCGACACGCTGTTACCGTATGCGCCCAGCAATGCGTTGAACGCTTCTTTTCCTACCTTATCTATTATGTCACGCCGCTGTATTTGCTCTTTGATCGGGCTAACCACTCGTTCTCGTAAAATCGTGCCTGCCTGCGCAGCACTAATATCCGACAGTGACACGCCCATCGCCCCCGGCACGCCCTGCGCACGGTCTTTGGCCGCCTGTACTGCGCTGTCCGGTTGCACATATCCTGTTAGCGCGTCCTCGATGCTGCTCTCCTGCGAGACGGTGTCGGTCAGCGCGGCGGTGTGCTGCGCTAGGCGTTCCGCCTCTGCCTTCTGTGCGGCCAGTGCTGCGTTGTGTTCTGCAATAACCTGCGCAGATGTCTTGGCACCGGTGCGACTACGCACGTCCGCATTGCCGTCGGCAACTGTTTGCGCAGTGGCTCTTGCCACATCGAACTTCGCTTGCAGTTTACTCATCTCCTTCACCAAGTCCTCGTACTGCTTGAACTTGGGGTCGGTGTCATCACGCAACTGCTGGCTAGCCAACGCGCTTATCTGTGCCGGTGTAGCCTGCGCAACGGATGCAGGGTCGATACCGACCACTGTGGCCATGCGCCGTTGCAGATTCGCTATTGCCGCACCGGTTACCCGTGCATCGTTCGCAGCCTTGCGGTACTCCGAAAGGTCTTTGGTGTATGCCTGCGTAGCTGCTGCGCCTCTGCGTCCAATGTCCGAGCCATCGAATATGCCCAGCGCAGCGTTCAACTGCTGTGGGCTGAGGTTCATGGTCTGAACCGCATGCCTCGCACGCTGATAATACGCCATGTCGCTCTCACCGTCCTGCTGCTCTGGCAAGATAGACGTGCCCTTGTTACGGAACTCATTGAACACCGCGTTCTGCTCTTTCTGCGTGCGTATCTTATCTTTCCTGCTGGCATCCTGCGTAGCGAGACTGGTCAACTGGGCGTTGCGAAGCTTGTTGGTTATCGCTCTCGAGTATTTCTGCTGCTCATCCAGTATCTGCTGTCTGGCTTGCTTCTCGCTAAATCGCTTGTCGGCTAGCAACTCCCGCTCATGTGTGTGCTTCTGCGTCGCCTCGAATCGCTTGTCGGCTATCAACGCCCTCCCACGGCTGTGCTTCTGCGTCGCCTCGAATCGTTGGTCGAGTATATCCTGCCGCTTCTGCTGTGCCGCCAACTGTAAACGCGCGACGTACGTTTTATCGAACGCACCGGCCAAGTCCTTCAAATTGCTGACTATCGCGTTGCCCTTGAAGTCAGGCGTGGGGGCGATGAACCCCGGCGAAGTTGACAACTCCTGCCGTGGTGACGGTGCAAAGTTCTGGTCGAGAATACTCACATTAAGCCCCTAAGAAGCGGGACAGCCCTGACACTACTCCGCTTCCCGCCCCGAACTTAGCGTCTGCGCCAGCAGCTGCGGCGGCTGCTTTCGCACGCTTGGCCTCTGCGTTGATACGGTTCAATTCGTTCGTCGATAGCAAGCCGATGTTGGCCGCCCGCGCTGCCCGCGCTTGGTCAAGCGACTTCTGCGCTTGACCACCGAATCCACCTGCGTTGCGGGAGGATAAGAATCCGTTGGCACCGAGATTCGTTTGAACGCTGGCACTCTGCTTAGCGAAGGACAGCTTCAACGCAGCCATTGCTGCGGCCAATGCATTCCTATTACCTGACTGCGCGGCCTGCTGCGCTTGGTCAGCCAACTGCATCTGCTGCTTCGACACCTGCATGCCCTTGATGCCGCTAAGCACTTGCAGGGCTGGCCCACCGTACGTTGACACCAATGACAGCCCGGTGGCTCCAGCTGATATAGTTGACATCATGGCTGAACCGGTTGCTGCGGACATTGTGCCCGCTCCAACTGCGTTCGCCACGGCCTGCCCCGCCGCGATAGTGCTGGCCTCGCCCAGTGATGCGCCTGCCGACAGTGCTTGCCCGAACGCCGATGCGGCACTCGCTCCCGCGCCAACCGCTGTGCTACCGATACCTGCCGCACCAGTTCCCGCCACACCTGTGCCGAGTGTTGACAGCCCGCCGGTTCCTGCGGCTGCGTTTGATATGCCGCCTGCCAATGCGTTGGCGGTTCCCAGTCCTGAGTTCGTCACCGCACCGCCGGTGGCTAACGACGTTAGGTCAGTTCCGCCAGCTATAGCCCCCGATGGTGCTGCTGTTAACGTCGATGTGGCCGCTGGTGTCGCCGCTGCTGGTGTAGCGGTAAGTGACCCCGCTGCGCCAGTTCCGAAAGCCGCGCCTGCCGCTCCCCCAACCGCGATTGGCTGCACAATATCTGTAAGTGGTTGGAATGCTCCGAACTTGCGAACACCGCCAATAGCCGTCTCACCGGCGCGAAGCGTACCTGCGGCGATTGCACCGGGGATGCCTCCCGCCACAAAACCCTCACCCGCTGAGATAGCCGTGTTTAACACCGGGCGTAACGTGTTGCGATAAAGCCCCGAATTGCGGAACCCTGCCGGTAGAATCTTCTTCGCGGGGTTATGCACTAGCCCGCCTAGCGTCTTCCCCGGATGACGTATGAATCCTCCAAAATTGAATCCCATGCTTATCTCCTGCCTAGCTTCTTAATGTCCGGCGACACCGCGTTAAGTTCCCACGGTGCTGCGCCGCTATACTCAACCTGTGCCACATTGCCTGACCCTACTGCTGCTACCCTGCTCACGCCGGTAGGCAGTGCCGGGCTTATCTGCGTAAACGGCGCGTCATCGAACGACACCGCTGCGGCGGGGTTACCGCTCTTTATGTAGCTGAACAAGAACAGCCGCGTCTTGCGGTACCCTATACCATCCAGCGGCCACTTGCGCGTACGAAGATATGCCGGTATGGCCGCGCCGTTGTCAACGCTGACCGCCCTGTCAAATACCTCCGACTCCAACACGGCTAAGTTGTCTACCGTACCGTTATCCGCTTTCCGGGTGTACGCTTCTACTACTGTCGTCCCATCGCCCCGGTTGTGTGCAACCGCGTAGTCAATGTAGAAAGGGAAGTAGTGCCGCTCCCACGCCTTCCCGCGAATATCATACGTGTAGCAAGTAGACACGCTGGGTGGGTAGAACTGCTCCCCCGCATCTATCCTTGCCTGCGCCTGCGCAAGTGTGAACTCGTTTGGTAGCACACCGGCCGTTCCGCCCGCTGGCGCGTAATTGGTCTGGAAGAAGAAATGAACTTTACGCTCGGACTTATCGAACACGCCGAACGCGCCGGACAACTCCCACATCGACGCATTCTCAAACACCGGCGTTATCGCCGTCGTTATCTCGTCGCTCTGTATATCCCCGTACGTCAACGCGGTAGACATTTTATACACGCCCGCTTCCGTCATCAGGTATATCTCGTTGTCCGCCTGCACCACTGCGTGCTGCGACACCGCTACGTGGGTAGATAGCTGGGTGGCTTTGAACGGCACCAGTCCCGTCGTGAGCGTCACTAAGCGATACACGCCCCGCGTGGTGAACACGATGAGCATGTCGTACAAGTGTTTGAGCGCGATGATGCTGCCGCCATCCACAAGCTGCATGTCGATCGTACCGCCGTCTGAACTAACCGCGGTTGTGGAGGGTGTAAAGTTACCAAACGTGGCGACGCGTGAGTAGTACAGTCTTGCTGGGAACCCCGGTACCCCTGCATACCACATTCTGCCGGCGTACGCTGCACACGTAGTGGGGTAACCGTTGAACCCCCAATCGGCGTGCGATTGGGACACCGCGTTATCCGGGTTGCGAACATATGCGACGGGTGAACTATTGCCCCCAAAGGTTATCACAGTGCCGTATGCTGGCGTAGCAGCAGAAGTGTCAACGAACGCCACCCCCTGCGCACGTAGCTGCGTAACCGCACCCGCTACTGATGTGCGCGCGTAGCTCCCCTGCCATGACGCGACCGGGGTTCCGCCTGTGGCCGGTGATGTCACCCTCGTCACGCTCCCGCCCGTTACAATCAACTGCGAGGCCGCACCTCTATCTGTCTCTTCCACCACGTACATATCGCGCACCGTTGGCGATACCGATAGCGTAACTACTGACGATCTCGTCGAGCCGCCGCGCGTGGCCACTCGCCCACCCATGCCAAATGTTACATTCGCTGCATCAGGCACCGTGCCCTCTTTCGTAGCCAAGTCCTCTGCTACATAGTTCAGCCCTCCGGCGTACGGTTGCTCGATAGCCTCCGTCATACGCGGATTCTCGGTGCCGCTTTGTTACGACGTGAACGTGCGAATACCGTGCGGAACATCTTAATGGCAAGTGCCCGCGCAGACGAAGCCTCCGATACGCTACCGAAGTGCTTATCCTTGGCTATCGCGTAGGCCAACTGCACCACTGCATCATGGTATGCTGCTGGCCCTGCCAATACGTCCGCATCCAGAAGAAGATCAGGGATGTCCTGATACCCATAAACCTGCACAAGCGTCTCAGGTGCTACGTCCACCGGTTGCGGATACACATACACAGTGTTGAAGTCCTGCATGGCAAAATGCGTTGGTGTACCGGCCTGTCCACCTGCTTGTGGTGCTATCCGTGTCAGTTCCTCATACGTGTACCTGTCAGAAAGGCTCGCTCCCTTATATGTAACCGATACAATCTCAAGAAGTTCGACGGCTGGTGTAAACCTATCCACCGTAACACCTGCCGTCACCGTTGTAATACCTTTCTGCCAAGGCCATCGTTTAAGCATGTTACCTTCACGGTATGCCGCTTTAACGAAGCCGGTGAACTTGAGTGTCTGCGCAGTTGGGGCAGCCGTCACCGAAGTGACGGCTGCCTCCGAACACGCGGTCAGCGTTGCGTTTACTGCTTCGAGAAAGTTCATACTTTACTCGTCGTCATCCTCGCCGAGAAGTTCCTTGCGATACGCATTCTCTGCGGCCTTAGCTTTCTGCATGGCTACCGCTGCTGCGGTACGCGCCTTCTGATCTGGTTTACCCGCTTCGTCAACCGCGTTCAAGCGTACGTCGGCCAGTTCGCTAACGTCGGTAGCCAGCTTGCTCAGCTTGGCCATCTGCGCCTTGGTGATCTTACGGCAGTGTTTGTATGTTGATGCGAACAGTTCTTTTGTTGCGGTGTGAACTGCACCGTTTTCGTTGATAAACGTTACCATTCTTCTCTCCTTTCAAGTGAAAGAAAGGGGGCCGAAGCCCCCTAACTGTTACGCGGGTGTGTAACAAGCAATGCCGAAGGTAGGTCGGAAAGCCGCGACACCATAAACGGTGTCAACAGTGACCAAGGTACCGAGGAACTCCTGTTTGTACTGCGCCTGTACACGCGGTGCTACCTGCTGTGCAAGTACCAATGCGTCCTTGTGTACCAGCATAGCCACGCGATACTGAGTGATACCGTCTGCTGCCAGAACGGTAGGGCACTGAGTAGTGACGTAAACAGGTGCACCGTACAGTTCGCCCCATGCTTTGCCGGAACCAAGGCTGCCGCCGGACGTTGCCAAGCCTTCACGGCCTGTGCTGATGTACTCACTGAAACGCGGGATACCGGCAATAACATTCTTCTGGGAAGGCGGAATGATGAATGCGCGGTCAGCCGCTGGTACATTCAAGTCATCCAAATTCTGAATCATGTTACGGATACCCAAGTCAGTCAGGTCAGTACCGTTACCGGCCGCTGCCGGTGCCCATGCGGTAACGCCGTCGCCGCCGATTACCGAAGTGGCCAAGTTTGCGTACTGTGCCAAGCAGTCGGTATCAACTTTCTGCGCGATAGCATAGCCCGCTTTGCTGGTATACTCGGAACGCAGATTGTACTGAGACTGAGCAGACGCGATGTCCTCAATCAGGAATGATGTTTCCATGTGCTGATTGATATTCATTACGAACTCAGTTTCAACCGGTGCCTGCAAAGTAACCTGTGTGTTAGCTACTTTAGCGTTGGCTGTCAGGTTAGACAGGTCAGGTACATGAAGGGTGTCTCCCTTCTTGCCCTGCATTGGGAAAGACTTAATTACCTGCTTAGCGAGCAGTTCCGCTTCCGTCGCACGACGGATTTCGTCCAGCCACAGCTGCGGGATAAAGCTCGCACCTGAGGTGGTTGTCATTTGATTTGCGCCTAATGGCATAACAATCTCCTATGATTATTCTGCGTAGAACCGCATAATCTCCGGTTGACGGCGGGCGTACTCGTCCGGGGTCATCGCGTCGATCTGCGCTCTCGTCAGAGAAGAGCGGGGCGTGTTGTGAGATTTCGCGCCGCCTGTTGGTTGTGCTGCCGAAGGCTTACGGTCGGGCTTCTTACCAACCAGCTTCGCTATCATCCGTGCCCCGGCGATGGTGTCCAGAGCCGCCTTGTCTGCGTCTGACAACGTGTCGAAGTAATCAGAAACTTTGTCTCCGATGTCTGCGCCATACTCTGCCCGCATGTCCGCCCAGAACCTGTCCTGCTGCTGCTCAGCCAACTGCGCCTCAAGTGGTGCGGTAGCCTCGCGAACATATGGTTCGATCTGTGCTTTGATGTCGGGGTCTAACCCAGTGGTTGAATCGGATTCCGGTGCCTGTGAAGTAGCCGCCGCCTGCTGCGCTGCTAACGCCTGCTGCGAACGGGTGTACTCAGCGGTTAAGCTCTTGTACCCTTTCTCCAAGTCTTCAACTGATTCGTATCGCCCAGCGTACTTTCGACTTGCTTCACCGGAGTCCTCGGATGACGGGGTGTCCTGCTGGTCTAACACGGTTGCTTCGTCGATAACTTCCGCTCTGCTGCCGTTGACCGTTGGGAGTCCTTCTTCTGTAGGAGTGTCCTGTGTTTTTGTCATTTTAAAAACCTCGTTCTATTTATTGGCCGTACGTTTGTCAAGGAAAAGTTTAAGCTCCTTGATTACTCGGTACTGCGCAGCCGTAGCTGCATACACTTCCCCGTAGTTGGGGAGTATTTCTGATGGTGGTTTGGCCTCTAAGTGCGGTCGCTCGAAGGTCTGCTCCATCCATGCTAACAGTTCCGCAAACGCGGGCAGTTCCGTCAGCGTGTCGTAGTCAAGTTTACTGCGCCGCGCCATCCGGCACCCCCGCTTCCTGCCCTGCCATCATCTGCTCGGCCAACGGGTTGGCCTGTGCAGGCGTGGGTGCGCCGCCCTGCGCCTGCTGCGGCTGTGGTTGCTGCACCGCCTGCTCAGGTTTCATGAATTCATCGTCATCGTCGAAACCAAGTTCACGCATGATGCGCTTGTTGATCTTCGCCCAGTCGAGACGCGGTGCCAGTGCCTGCACTTGCCCCACGGTCTGCAAGTACGTCATCAGGTTCTTGAGACGGAACTCACGCATGGCCACAAGGCGGGAACCACCGGGCTTAATGTCGTACCGCCCGCGCAAGTCGTCCGGGTGTATGCTCTGCCATGCGTCGATCTCGTCCGCGTCGTCCTGCCCCAGAATCTTTATGCTCTGTTCCTCAGACATAAACTGCGCTGCGTTTGACAGGTACATGCGCAGTGACGTACGGATAACCGATGTTTCAACCTGCGCCAGTATCTCGTTGAAGCGGGAATTACCTGACTGCGTGAGTGCCATCACCTCTGTCGCGGTGCGTGCACCATCCGGTGCGCCACCAGACACGAGCTTTATCGCGCCGGTGGCTTCCTCAAACTTACGCTCAAGGTCACCGATCTCCTGATAGGCCAATGACACCGCCGAGGCAGGTGTGACCGGCTGGAAATTGTCCATGTCCGCAACTTCAAACAGTGCACCCGGCTCCGCAACAAGATTGTCGATGTCAATTACGCCGTCGTCCTTGAACTTGAACATGCCGTTAATAATTATGGACAGTTCGTCCACCTTCTGGTTCGTGAATGAGTTTATCAGGTACTGCAACGGCAGTGCAGGCTCCAGCGCGCCGATGCCGTACGCTTCCCCAGCTACCACGCTGTATCGTGCGAAGATGAACGGGTCACGTCCATGCTCATACGGACTTGGTTGTAACCTTAGCAACACGCCGTTGGCTACTGAGCAGACAAAGTTGTTATACACCTCACCGTCATGCTCGAATGACCCCCATAGTTCCGTAACTTCCAGTGCGCCCCTGTTCGTGTCCACTCCGGTAGTCATGTCGGCGGCCTGCGCGGTGGCGATATGGTTCGCATCCTCTTGCGACGCGGATACGCCGCCGTTTCCTGCCGAACCCTTGAGTAGCTTGAGCGCATCAGTGTCGAATATCTCCAGTGCTTCCGCTTCTTCGTACGTCAGCCAGTATTTCCGTAGCTTGTTGGCCGTATGCGGGTCCGAGGCGAACGGGTCAACGTGAAAATACTTCATGTCCAGTGTCTTAAACCGTGAGCCAGAGAATATCTGCTCGTCACCTGAGTATTCTTCGCTCCAATCCACTATCGCAGCGGAGTTCCCGATGGTGATAAGCTGCTTGAGGAAGTGAGACACGTTGGTGCGGAAGTCCGAGGCGTACACCTGCTGGTACAACAGTTCTTTGGCCGCCGCTGCACGCAGTTCGAAGCCGTCATCCATTGGGTGAACGTCAAAAAACCGCTCGTTTGGGAATAGTCCTGACATTATCTGGCTGTGAATGTTCTCCACTGCCGAGAATGAGGCCGGTACGAAGGCTCTCGACTTCCATTTCGGTGTTCCCTGCGTTACGTCGAACTTGGACAGGTACGCTTTCTCGCACTGTAGCCACACTTTCTCTTTGCTGATGCGTTCTGCCGCCCACCTTGTCCACATCTCGTACACTTTGCCCGTGATTCCGCGCACTTTGTACTGCTCAAGCGTGGCCTTAGCGTTTGACAGGTGCGTGTCGCTACTCTCTTTCTCTGGTAATATCTTGGCTCTGTTCTCTCTCATCTATCTCTCCATGCGGGCGGGGCGCGCGCCCGGTCGTGCGTCCCTAGCCTTTAATATTGCTACCAGTGCTTGCTTGGGCGTTAACTTGTTATCTATCGTCTCCGCGTCTATCGCTACAGGGAGGTGCGCCCGGCGTTCCTCAGGGGTAAGATTCTGACGCAGTTCGGTTAGCCGCGCCTGCGTCTCCGCTGGGTGCGTACGGTACTCCGTGTGTACCGCTACATGGTCTGCCGTCTTCTGCAAATCTTCAAGCTGCGCTATAGTCGCTCCGCCTTGCCGCTCGGCTTTAACTGTGTTCAAGAACTGGTCTAGGTGCTTCTGCTCTAGCCCGCTGCGGCGAATAATCTCGGCCAGCGCGCGGGTGCTTCTGTTGTTCCCCGATGATGCAGCCTTCATAAACGCATCACTAAACGCCTCCGTATTCCGGGCACGCTTCTTGAAACTGGCAACGCTGAACAGGCTCTTCTCTGCATCTTGTATTACGTGCTGCGTCTCATGCAGCACTGTGCTTAACATATCCTCTCTTGATATTCCCGTCTTCAAGTACAGCACATTCGTAATAGGGTTATAGCTCCCCGTGGCACGAGGGTCAACTCCCTCTGGCCGGTTACGTGTCACTTTGACACCCGCTAGCTGAGGGTATGCTTTAAACACCTCCGGGTGGCGCAGCACATTAGACAGCGGTGTGAAGTTCTCACGCAGTCCTACCACCTTCCGCAAGCCGCGGTTCTGTTCCTGTGGTCTTGCCGCATACCCTTTACTCGCTAGCCCCGCTGTGTGGTCGCTTATCTCTTGCGTAACCCCGCCCATAGCTGCGCTCGCGTGCGTGCCGGTGGCCGCGTGTATCTGCTCTGGCGTTGCCCCGTCGTGCGCCATACCCACGGCTTTAGCCCTCGCCTCGTGGTTAAACGTCTTCGCGTGCTGCCCCACAAACATTCCGACTAGGTTATGTGGCGCGGGTTTGTCCATTGCTACCGCTCTTCCGGCCAGTAGTCCTGTCAATGATGTTATCGCCTTTACCTGCGTCTCCGGGTCTGACGAACGTGTCTCAAGTATGGTTCTCAGCGCGCCACGGGCGATCTCCTTCGGTAGCGCGGCTAACCTATCCGCGATGCTTCCGCCCTCGCCCGCCGCAGTTATCGCGCGGTCGATGTAATCGCCCTTCCCGCCCCCGCGTATGAAGTCCATCAGCTTGTCTGGCATCTAGTACCCCCCGTATGCACTGGCGGGCTGGTAATGCCTTGCAGGGGCACCCTTTCCGCGCCTTCTCGCCGGTCTGATGATGCCCGACAACGCCGCCTCACATGCGTCAGATGCATCATCGTGCTTACTTTTCGGAAACATTATCAACTCATCCAGAAGGTCGTTCGAGTCGTGTATGGCGTTCGCTCTCTCCGGGAACACCAGTGAACCAGAGCGTACCGCTGGTACCATACTGCGAATGCGTACCTCTTTGTTCGTGGTAGACTTATATTCCTCAATGCGGAAGTGGACATTCCTGCGCCGTTGCGCATCATATATTTCTCTTGCGAGCATGTACTGAAAGCCGTTCGTCTCAATGCGAACCGCCAGTGGCTGGTATCGAATCACCGTGTCGAACAGCGCATCGATGAGTTTGTCCGGGCTGAGTCGTTGGCGTACCACGTCCAGTACGTACACGTGGTTGTCCGGTGCCGCACCCAACACCACTATCGCTGAGTAGTCAGCGCGGGATGAGCGGCCCATTGACGGGTCAAGCGCGATGGTGACGTTCAGCGGTGTCGTGACATTGTTTATGGTGAGCGTGGTGCGTGAGGATGATGTTGAGACTGAGTGCGCGTTATAATACGTAAAGTCCGTCGACTTGAACTCCGCTGTCTCCGGGTTCACCGCCTGACACATATACTCCTGCGCCCACTGCTCCGACAGCCCCTGCTCTGACAGTGACGCTTTCGTGCGCATCAGCGAGTCGTAGGGGTGATGCTCTGGCCACAGGCTGGTGTCCGGTGCGGGTACCGCGGTGTACTTCTTGTGTATAAATGTTGCGTCGTTCTCGAACACATTATTGAGCAGCGAGTCCTCGTGTAAGATTGTTCCAACAATGAACGCCTGCCCATTCGTGGCCAGTGCAGGCAGCGCAGCACCATAGAACCACCGCTTGAGCTTGAGCCTTTGTTCGGGTGTAGCCACTGCCTCGTCGTTCTCGATGTCGTCAAACAGCATCAGCGTGGGGCGGTGCTCGTGGTACTTCAATCCACGCAGCTTCTGACCACTGCCCTTGGCGATCAGCCTGATATTCGTGCTGGTTGTAATCGCTTCCTGTGACCACTGGTCGGTGGTCAGGTCGCCGAAGATGCGCCTCAGCTTGTCGTTGTACCTCAGTTCATCCGCGATGGCCTCGAGGAACAGCTTGGCCTGCGAGTGTGAGTCCGAAACTATCACAATGAACTTCTGCCTCTGGAACAAAATGCAGTAGAGTATATACACGAAGGTGAGGGTGGTCGATTTCCCGAAGCCACGCGGGCAGACCACGCACTTGCGGGGGTTCTCAGCCAGTGCGAGCTGGTACAGTTCGGCATGGAACTGCGGGGTACCACCTTTGATATGGTGCGGGAACATCATCTGACTGAACAGCACTATGTCATCATGCAGCTTCTCTTTTATCGTCCGCAATTCCATCGGCGGTGTCTAGCATGAAACGAAAATTTTGCAAGAAAAAATTCTTTGTGCCTTGCATCGCAGATTTTATTTCTAACAGTCATCTAATAAGTGTGATTCTCATTTTGCATCGCAGACTGGAAAGGTGCTATATGTACTCGCGCCCCTTTTGGCTTTGGGGGTCTGCCCCATGGTGCTGATGCGCTGAATGGCCCGATAATATAATACCCTCACCTAGTCTACGGTTAACCTGGTGGCGAATTGTTAGAATCTAGCAAGATATTCAACAGTTATCTGTTGATTAGCTGTTCGCGTTCCTGTAGATTTGGCGAACGGGTGGCAAGCCGCTCGAATCCAAAAGGTCAAAGGAGTACAACATGAAAACAGCAACAGTAGAAAGCGCAGCAGTAGAAAGCGCAGCAGTAGAAAGCGCAGCAGTAGAAAGCGCAGCAGTAGAAAGCGCAACAGTAGAAAGCGCAACAGTAGAAAGCGTGAAAGAAATTAAGCGCGAATACGTGAAAGTATCAGCCAAGTGCATCGCAGAAGCGGTCAACATGAATACCGCTTACGACGACGCAGCGACAATATCGGCAGCACTAAGCAAGCTAGAAAGCGCAACGGCCACCGTATCGGAAAGCTTGCGGGCATTCGTGGCAGGTGCCGCGCATACGCTTAAAGTTGAGGATGCATTAGACATCGTGCGCGCGTCCCTAACAGTGGAAGGCCGTCCTGATACCACCGTCCGGAGCTATGTGTCGCAAGTAAAAGGCTTGCTAACCGCTATGAAAGCCACAAAGAAAGCCGGTGGCGAACTGGCTTATATCATGGTGGCTAGTAAAGCAGATGTGAAGCCGTCCGCCTTCGCATCAGTGGCAAAGGCTTACAAGTCGGATGGAACACTAAAAACATCCACACCTAAAGCCGGGAACGCTGGCAAGGCCAAAACCGAAAAGGCCAGCAATTCCGCGCCGTTAGAATCTAACACTGAAGCAGTACATGATGCAGAAAGTCAGACATATAACGACCGCGAGCAACTTGTGTTCGACGCACTCAACAGCGGCAATGACCGTGCGCTATTAAACGCAACAGTTCGGTTGCTCAAGCATAACGGCATGACAAGCGAGCAAGCGGCCAAGCTGTTCGCCTCATCATGGGAAAACGCTTAATCACATAAGCGTCACGCCTTCAAAGCCCCTGCCCTAATCGGCAGGGGCTTTTTGTTTGCCCTAGCCCGTAGCTTCGCCGCTGAGGGCTTTTTGTTTGCTCACGCTACCCTTGCCTATATGCACGCATAAAAACGTCACAGCGGCTATCCTGTGGCTTTGTGTGGTGTATCCGCAGGTAACAGCTCAACCACGTTTGCAAGCTTGCGGCGTTTTGCCATTCTTTCGTTTAATTCAGCGAACAACTTTTCATCTTCGAGTGCAGTGCTTTTCGATTCGTTAGATTCTAACACTTTCGGGCTAAACAATTCTTTTGCCACTCTTTCCATGCACCACTTGCGGGTCTCAATCTGAAGCTTCGCCACCTGAACATCTTCCCTTGTCGAGCCGTCTGCTATTCCGATCAACTGAGAGAAATTATCAAGCTGCATTGTTTGCATCGCGGCAAACAATTTCACCTGAAAACTTTTGTCACTTCTCAGCAATCTCATTATCTCTCTTTTCGGCATCATTTTGTCCATTCTTGCTATCTCGTCAAACGACTTTCCTTCCGCCACTAATTCACAAATAATATCGATCATTTTCACTCCTTTTTTCTTCGCTTCAAAACCACCCAATTGGGTGGTGAGGCACAGGTTACACTTCTTTTCAACTTTAGTTTATACAGAAACACCATATACCCTGTTTTTTGGATTTGCTTGAAGATAAAAGAAGTGTAACTAGTATAACCAGAGGCATAAATTCAGACCCCCACACCAATGGTACCAACGCATCAGCATGGTTACACATCCGGTATACACATCGTGGTTACACTTCCCAAAGTTACACTTCTTTTTAGCATCCCTCGAACACCCCGCTAGCCTCCAGTTAGCATGTATTGTGTATATATGTTCTCTTACCAACAGCGCAGTATCTGTGCACTAAAGGTTACATTTCTTTTTAAAAAAGAAGTGTAACCGTTTTGTAACCTCTTTCCCGTCATTAAAACAGCCCTTTTCCGAGCATTTTCTCGGCCATTTTTCTGCCCCTCTCGACACCGCCAAAATCGATGGCTCGGATGAGTTTCCCGCCGACTTTCACTGGCTTGGTTTCCCCGCCAAGCACCTGCACCACACGGAGGATAAATTGACGCTGCGTGGTGTACTGGTCGCGTGTCTCATCGGCGTACATTCTGTACAGTGTCCGACCAACCACGCATGCCCCTGACCGGCACAGTAGAACATCATCACCGTAGAACGTAACACCCACGCCCTCACCTTCACACGCCTCACCATCTAATGCGCCCCCATCCAGCAACTGGTCAGTCAGCCAACCCTCTACGCTGTTACGATCAAGTGACGCGGTGCGCATCTTGTCCAGCCCTGCGCCCTTGTGTGGTCTGCGCACAAGCTTCGAGTCAACGTCCCACGCCAAGAGCTCTTCACGAAGTGCATCAGCCCCGCCGTTGTACATTTCGTCCCAAACGTCGTCCAGCCAGTCCGCTGAACTCTTGGCGGAGTCCATGTCCACAACGGTGATACGTCGAGCGTCGCCCCTGCGAATGTCCATAACAGCATCGTGGTTGCTGATTAGCACCACGCGCACATAACTTGGCCGAACCTGTGCGTCAGTGCGCATACGTCGAATGCTCACGGTTGGTTCGGTGATAAGGCTCTTGATAGCATCGGTGGCGGGCTTGTTTCCCTTGAACAGTATCTCATCGCCAACCACCAGTAGCTTATCGTCCATACCCGCGTTGAATGTGCCGACTATATCCTGTGGATTGCTGGTCTTGAAGCTAAGTGCGTCACCTACCAAACGACGTATGTACTCGCCGAACAGCCCCTTACCGGTACCTTCCTTTTCACTGCGCAGAACGATGGCTGTGCCGGGCTTCTCCCATGGTCGCTGCACCATGTGCGCCAGCCAGTTCATAATCCACGCGTACTGCCCGGCGTTGCCAGCGCACATATTCTCCCGAACGTGCCATTTGAACTTCTCGCACCCAACTGCCACGCCGCCCACTGCCTTGCCTTTGCTCTTGGGCAGACCACACCAAGTGTTCAGCACATTCGGTGGACAGTCCTTCACACGTGGGTACATACCAACGGCGCACCACTCTGTATGTGGGTGCTTGAACCACACGTCGCCCAGCGCACCCGCAGCACCATTCTTACCCTCGCCCTCTACCAGCACACCGGCCATACTCAGCCGCCAGTCTGCCGGGCGCATACGCCGCAACGCCCCGTTGACGTAGCTCACCACCCACAAGGTGCTGCCCTCAAACAATGTGGAGTACGCGCTGTTGACATCGGCGAGCCACTCGCCGCGCAATACACCGCACCGTTGGCGCAGTACGCGGTGGTTGTGTGTCTCAGGCAGCAGGCTGTCGCCGCCCTCGTACATGGCGGTTACGCTGCGAACGCCCATCTTGCCGCTACTATACTTATATGCGTTGTGTAGTTTGGCCTTTAGCTCCGGCTCATCCCAAGGCGGGTCGCACTTTTCGTTCCAAACAGAGCCGAGCACGATGCCAACGGCCATGTCTTCGCTGATCCCGTGGTCGCGGCAGTAATACCCGATCTGTAGGCAGGTGGACTCGGAGTTGGTGACTTCCCACTGGTCGATCTTACGGGTCACACGGAGTACGTCCTCTGGTGCGTTGACGCTGTACTTAATCTTAATGCCCTCGGTTGTGTCTACCTCGTCTACATGCAGCTTTTGTGACTTGACCATGAATTCCTGCACGAACCACTCAGGTAGTTCGACCGGCTCAGCATGTGGGTCGTCCCACGTGTATTCACCCCCACTATAGTGGCGGCTCGGCGGCATGACGGCCTGACCGCCAACGGCGCGAACGTCCACGCCGGGCGCGATTTTGCTGGCACTATTGCGGAATACGCCATGCCAGCATGCAGCGAGGGTGAAGTAGGCGTGTCGCCCACCCGACCCAGTGGTACAACGTACGCTCAGCGGCAGGCCGCGCTCTGTCCACTCGTCCAACTTGGCCACACCCTCCGCGCCATCGAAGTCGAGCAGCACCGCGCGCTCACCAACGCTGCACCCGACGTTGAACTCCCCGGCCAGTATCCGCTGGTGGTCGAGCGCGCATAGTTCGGTACTGTTCTGCCAGCTTGGGCTGACGGGGTGCTTGCCTCGGCTCTTGGGTGATTTTGTGTGCGTGCTGCCACATGAGCAGCGTCCGTTAACAACCGTGTGAACCGGGATGGCTATACCACCCAGTGCATCGGCTATTCGGATGGACTGTTTGGCTACCGCTGCCCAGTCGGCAATATCTGATTTGGTTAAAGCGTTATTCATAAGCGGATTCTCCCTGTCCGAACTTAATCGGCTAAATTTTCATTATCGAACAGGCGTTGCGACACCCCTGAACATACGGCACCGAGAAAGGTGGGGGGATAAACCCCCACCGAGGGTGTGCCGCATCTGCGAACGTGACAGCTAGCAGCCAGCAGGTCAAGCATTAGCAGGTAGCTGTTGACAAGCAGATAGTAATAGGCTAGAATACGTCATGGGGCGGAGATAGCCTCACGAACAAGAAGTTAGAATCTAACGGGAGACAGAGATGGACATTGACGAACGACTAGAACTCGAACACGGCGCTTGGGAGGCTGCATGCAGCGAGCACCAAGAGCCATGCTTGGCAGATAACGCCGAATGGGCGCAGGAGGACTACGATGGATGAGTACACAGCAGAGGCGTTTCACGAAGCGGTGAAGGACGCTGCCGCGCAGAGCATCGCAGAACACTTGGCACTGGAAGGGCGACGGTATCTTGCAGGCGAGATGGACACAAGCAAGTTCCTTGAACTGGTGCGTGAAGCGGACGACATGGCGCAGCGCGTACGGGGGGTGGAGTAATGATAACACAACACTTTCAGCAAGGGTGGCTTATCCGGCAAGTGGCTAAGCACCTGTATGAGATCGAGCACGACGGACAAGTGGTGCAGCGAGCGGTGACTATCCGTGCTGCACGGCATGTTATCAAGCGACTGTTGACAAACTAACAGCTATGCATTAGCATACACATATCGGAACAACAAAAGGAGAGAGATGTCATTCAGAAAAATATCACAGGACGCTGCCGAGGCATTTATGCGCGGCGACAAGTTCAGCAGGGGCAACACAAAGGTGCAGCGTGACGGCGTGCTAGTACAGCTACGGCTGCACGGCAACTTAATAGCAGAGCGAAGCATTCATTCGACCGACGTACAGGTGCGGCTGGCGGGGTGGAACACACGGACCACACGTGGGCGGGTCAACGCTGTTGCGGAGTATTTCAACCCAAGCTGGGGATTTAGCCAGCGTGATTTCGGTGTGTACTTTAATGAGGTGGAAGTAGACCCCGACCAGTGGGTGATGCTGTGGCACAGCGCAAGTACGCCGCAGTGGGGCTTCGAGTGGCGAGTGCAGGTTCCACTCGCACAAATGTTAGAATCTAACAAGTAAACAAGGAGAGAGAGAGATGGAAGTAAACATTAAAACAGCAATTGAAATCGCCACGGCGATGTTACACATAGGCGAGCCTTTCATGTTGGTCGGTGCGCCGGGCGTTGGCAAGACGGACATCGTCACACAAGCCTGCGACGAATTAGGATACGACCTACTGGTAGAGCATCCGGTATTGTCTGACCCTACGGACATGAAGGGACTACCGTGGATAAAGGAAGGCGCGGACTGCGCCACATTCGTACCGTTTGGCAATGTGCACCGAATCGTCAACGCAACGGAGCCATTGGTGGTGTTCATCGACGACATCGGGCAGGCCGCGCCAGCCGTACAGGCCAGCTACATGCAGCCTATTCTCGCCCGACGAATTAACGGGCACGACGTGCCGGACTGCGTGCGGTTCGTAGCAGCGACCAATCGCCGACAAGACCGAGCAGGTGTATCAGGCGTACTTGAGCCAGTGAAGTCGAGGTTCGCCACAATCATCCACTTGCAGCCAGACCGCGACGCATGGATGGACTGGGCTGCGCAGAACGGGATTCGACCGGAGATCAGGGCTTTCATAAACTGGAAGCCAGAAGTGTTCCACCGCTTCGAGCCGTCTGCTGATATTACCAACAGCCCATGCCCCCGAACATGGGCAGCAGCGTCCCGGCTCACCGACACCGCACTTACCGGTGCCGCACTTACCGCGGCCATAGCAGGCGCGGTTGGCGATGGGGCAGCGGCAGAGTTCATCGGCTTCTTGAACGTGTACGGAGAACTCCCGTCATATGAGTCGATTGCAGAAGACCCAGCCAACGCGGTTGTGCCGCTAGGCGTGTCATCGCTGTATGCAGTGGCTGCTATGGTGGCGGAGAACACACCGACAACAGGTACGAAAGGACTGAACGCGGCGTTTGAGTACGCCAAGCGGTTGCCCGAAGAGTTCGGGGTACTGTTGGTGCGAGACATCGTTCGCGCAAACAAGAACGTGGTCAAGGCTAAGGTGTTCATTGAATTCCTGCGCACCGACCTCGGCAAGCTGATAAGTGGGAGGTGAGGCATGAACGAAGAAGCGTATAAACGTATACAGCGGGCAAGAGTACAACTCACTCTGGATAAGCGACTGGTGTTCTTCGCCAGTCTGGTACTCCGGTTGAAAGTTCGGGAGGACTGTTCTATACCGACGGCGTGCGTGAACAATGTGGAGATGAGGTATAACCCGGACTTCATTCTGTCGCTGCCTCAAGAGCAGGTAATCACACTCATTGCACATGAGACGATGCACCCGGCGTTAGGCCACCCGTGGAGATTGGACGGTCGCGATCACGAACTGTTCAACGTAGCGGCGGACTACGCGATCAACGGGATACTTGCAAGCGAAGGATTGCCCGCACTAGACGGGTGGCTGCACGACACAAAGTACAATGACATGGCGGCAGAGCGCATATACGCAATACTACAGGAGGAAAGCGAGGATGAAAAACAACAACAACAGCAGCAGGCGCAAGCGTCCGCAGGAGAGTGCGGAGAACCGGTGGAGAGCGACGAGGGAGGAGGCGGAGGCGATGCTAGTGGCACTGGCGACGGTAACGGCGGGAGCGGTAGTCGTACTGGTGATAATAGTGACGATACGGGCGGCAGCGATGCTGATTCGCTGAGAGACGCGTTAGAGTCTAACGGCACAGAGGCTGAGTGGCGCGGAGCAATGGCAGAGGCGGCCAATGCGGCACGCTCGGCAGGTACACTGAGTGGAAGCTTGGCGAGAGTAGTTGAGCAGGTGGTAGAGACGCGGGTGAACTGGCGGGCAGAACTCCAGCAGTTCATGCAGCAGACCGCGAAGGCGGACTACACATGGTACCGACCGTCCACAAGGTACCTGCCACGTGGCCTGTTCATGCCGTCACTACGTTCTGAGCAGATGCCACCGATAGTGATCGGTGTTGATACATCGGGGTCGGTGTCGAGCAAGGAACTTGGCGCATACGCAGCCGAGATCAACGCGGCTATCGACGCGGTGTCGCCGGAGCAGGTCCACGTGGTGTACTGTGACACGAAGGTGCAGCACGTAGACACATTCGAGGCTGGCGAGCAAGTGACGCTGCACCCGAACGGCGGGGGCGGCACACGGTTCAGCCCCGTGATGAAGTGGGTAGAGGGGGAGGGCATACAGCCAGCCGCGCTCATCTACTTCACCGACCTGTGGTCACGCGACTTCGGTGAAGAGCCGGACTATCCGGTGCTGTGGATGAGTACGGACAAACGACGAACGGCGCCGTTTGGTGCAACGATACCAATGTTGGAGGTGTGAGATGAAACGATCATTGAGATTGACGGCGGAGAAGATACTGGCAGAAGCGGACGAGCACCCCAACAGAGCGTACACCGCTCAGCTAGCCAGAGAACTTAGAGGGGCACTGTCGGCACCTGTGTATGGAGTGCTTGCGGCCGTGCCCGGAGCGATAGACGCGGCGAAGTTCGACGAGGGCAAGCACCCCACACCGAAGTTTCGCAGCCCGGAGTGGGAACGGCTGTTGTTCGACATGAAAGCGAACACAGAGTCCGCATGCAGAACAGTGCGTGTACGCACTGTGCGGGGGCTTGTCGAACGACTGCACAACGCACTTTATACATCACACACTAGCGACGAGGGTAGTTATAGCCTGCCGCCGGGCGCACCCGCCGACAGGTTAGCGAAGGTGAGAACGGCGGCGTTGATGCATGGGCTACGCGACAAGGGGGTGAAGTGTTGGGGTCCGCAGAGCGACGGATTCATGCGTTTGCAGAGCGAGATAGACCGACACTGGCGGCGCGACACAGCGAGGTTCAACGACGCTGCACCAAGGGTCGTGTTCGTAGCGAACAGTTCGTTCGACTCGCTTGGCACAGACATGGAGATGTTGTACGCACTACGCACATACCGTGTAGAGGGGCGAGGGTATAGCCGGGCGTTGGTTGGTGAGCAGGCGGTTCCCGCACAATACTGGGGCGCAGTGGTTAAGCTTAACGGCGATGAGTATGTAGGCGTTGGGCGGTCGAAGAGCGCAGCAGCGGGCAAGGCACGCACAGCAGCCGGAGCGTCAGCAGCAGAAGCACTGAGCGGCGAGTTCGACGGGGGGTTCCTATGAGATGTGCAACGTGTGGCCGACAGGTGTTGGAGTGGAGAACAACTCGCACGCATAAAGGACAGGTGTGCGACAGATGCGCGGGCGAGTACGACGATGAGTGCGAGAGGCGTGAAGATGAAAGGAGGTACAGAGAAGATGATTGAGGCGAGAGTACGACTAGAGACGGGGCTGTTTGCACTGTACTGCGTGTATGACAGGGAGACGGAAGAAGTGATATCGGCGGCGTTCTCCCCAAGCGGGCAAGACGTATTCGATGCGCTGCCGGAAGATACGCAGAACGCGGTGTTCACAGCACTGGAGAATCTACCTGACAGAGAGGAGGCACCGGACGTATGGCAGAAGACCGCCACGGTTCTGGCGTTTCCAAGCGGAGGTCGAGATGGGCGTTAAACTTTACCCGCACCAAGAGGAAGCACTACGTGCAATGCACGGGCAGGAGGGCTTCGCGCTGTTCTTCGACATGGGCACAGGCAAGACACTCACGGCTATACGCGACATGGAGGAACGGTTCAGCAGAGGGCTAGCCACCCGCGCACTGGTACTCTGCCCTTTGTCGGTAGTTCATGCATGGATAGACGAGATCGGGAGGTTCAGCCCGCTGTCCGCACGTGCGGTGAGGGGCACGCTCAAGCAGCGAGAGGATGCGCTGTCGAGCGAGGCACAAGTGCTGGTGATGAACTACGACCTGCTGCACAAGTATGAGAAGCAGCTAGCAGGTGTAGATTATATCGTGGCGGATGAGTCGCAGAGGCTCATCTCACCCAAGGCACGGTGGACAAAGGCAGCACTACGACTGGCGAAGTCCGCCAAGACACGGCGCATCCTCACAGGTACACCGATACGCAACTGGCCGATTGACCTGTACAACCAGATGAAGTTCATTAACCCGTCCATACTACCTTGGCGGTCGCACTTCGCGTTCCGCAAGGAGTTCGCCATTGAACTTAACATGGGCGGGTTCAGCAAGATCATCGGCGTGCGTAACGAGGACGACATTCGTCAGCGGTGCGCACCATTTGTCAGGTACGTCACATTCGACGACGCTATCAAGGGCATGCCCGAATGGGTGGAGCAGGTACGAACCGTGGAACTGAACGCAGACCAGAAGCGAGCGTACAAGGAACTGTCCAAGGACCTGCTGACCAAGATCGGGTCGGGACTGGTGACTGCGCAGAACGCAGCGATACAGATGCTGCGACTATCGCAGATAGCAGGCGGAACACTCCGAGACGTTGATGGCAAAGACCATCGGCTGGGCACACGAAAGCTGGACGAACTCAAAGACATCATAGCGTCAGGCCACAAGGGTATCGTGGTGTGGTGCAAGTTTGTCGAAGAGATCAAGTGGCTGGGCGAGGAACTGGACGCGCCGGTAATTTATGGTGCGGTCGATGACAAAGACCGACGACGAATACTCACAGAGTTCGAGGCGGGAAAGCATCAGGTGTTGATAGCGCAGGTGCAGACACTGGCGGAGGGCGTGAACGAGTTGAAGAACGCGGACGTGGAGGTCAGGTGGAGTTACGACTTCAGCTACGTAACGTATGTGCAGAGCCGGGCGAGGATGCGACGGTCAGGACGAGACATGACGAAGCCATGCCTGTCCATCCAACTGGTGAGCGAGGGCACCACCGACATGAAGGTGATCGAAGCAGTGAAACGCAAAGAGGGCGTGGCGTTGAACACGCTCGAAGAAATAAGGAGGATAGTAGGATGAGAACGATAGAAGACGAGTTGCCTAAACGCATAGCCCCAGCGGTGGCACAGTATATACGCGTCGTTGTAAGAGTGGCAGAGATAGAGTACGGCTCAGCATCGCATATCTCACACGCACTAGGGCTATCGTGCGGGTTCGTAGAGAGCTTCACACACAAACCACGCACAAAAGCTGACAGGCTAATAGCCACATACGGCTTATCGGTGACGAGAGATATGCGTGAAGCTATACGGGAGAAGTTCGGTGAACACGCTATGCGGGATGAGTTGGCCGTAGTAGAACAGCGGAGAAAAGATGCCAAACTGGCTGCCCAAATACGAGAAGCTAAGGCTCGCGAGGATGATATTCGAGAAGCAGATCGTATAGTCAGGAGAGAGGCGAAAAATGTTCACAACACTGAGAACTTCGGCTTATCCCCGGAGGATATGCAGAGGTGCGTAGCGATAGCGATGGACGACATAAGATACCGCCACGGGTGGAAAGGCCCCGTCCTACTAAGTAAGCTATGTTGTGAGGAGATCTCCAACCGCCTATACGTGGTGATGGCCAATGAGATATTAGCGAACGAGTACCGGCAGGCAGAGAATAAGGATGAGAGAAATGGATAACTTAACAGAGTTGGCAAGCAGTGTATTGACAGCCAGACAAGAGAAGGCTAACATTGAGGCATCGCTGAAAGCCACGAACAAGAAAGTACGGGAGGCGGAGTTCGCCCTTGTTGCCAAGCTGCGTGAGCAGGACATCGACGGCTTCAAGACACACGGAAAAAGCTTTTCAGTGAACAATGTGCTACGGGCGACGAAGTCAAACGAGGACGCGCTGTTCGAGTGGTTAGAATCTAACGGCTTCGAGTCGGTGATACGCCCCACGGTGCATTGGGCGACGCTCAACAAAGTATGTGCGGAAGAACTGGAAGAACACGGCGAACTGCCCGCCGGTGTGGACGTAGAGTTCGTCGATCTGCTGTCCGTACGAAAGGCATAAATAAGGAGATGAATATGACAAGCACAGAACTGGCTACGGCCAACATGGACGCAGTACCTGCGTTCCTCAAAGACAAACAACTCGAAACCACCGGCATGGAGGACGCGGGGGAGGACAAGACCACGCCGCGTATCCAACTGGCGCAGGCAATGTCGCCGCAGGTGAAGAAGAAGAACGAGGAGTACATCGACGGACTGGAAGAGGGCATGTTCTTTAACGCGCTCACCGGAGAGGTGTTAGGCGAGACGTTCCGTGGGGTTATCCTCAAGGCGTATCAAACACGTGCACTGTTCACCGAAGATGCAACGGTGGACTGCCACTCGCAGGACTTCGTTCACGGTAGCAAGCACTCGCCGCTATGTTCGGACTGCCCACTATCGCAGTGGACAAAGGACGGGGAACGCAACACGCCTCCGCCGTGCGCCACTTTCATGGCAATGGTTGTGCTACCGGAAGGCGCAGACGCACCCGCACTGATGAGCATCAAGCGCACCAACAAGTTCGCCATCGCTGAGGCGCGCAACTTGAACACACACCTGACGCTGCACGCACACATGGGGACATTCGCAGCGGTGTATGAGTTCAACGCCAAGGTGTCACAGTCAGGCAAGAACACTTGGTTCACACCAAGCGCACACCCGGTTGGGTTCATCCAAGACGAGAGCAAGTACAACATGCTCAAGGACATGGCGGAGCAGTTCAAGAATATCAACCACATGGAGGAACAGAAATGAGCAAGAAGCAAGGGACAACGATAAGCTTCTTTCTACGGAACGATGTTATCGCTACACTGAACCGTATGTCAGACGCATCCAAGACACGGAGCCGGTCGCAGTTCGTGGAAGAGATACTGGTGAACGTGGCCGAGATCGGTGGACTAGAGAAACTGCGCGAGATCAGATACAAAGCGCAGTAACAAACCGACGCGGGTTCCCCTCCCTTCCTTTCCCGCGTCACACCCTGAGCATGGTGCATAACTGCTCACTTCCTAAACTACGGAGACAAACTTATGAAATGCACAAAGTGCGACAAGCGGTTAAAAGAAGGTGCGCAAAGGCGAAGAGGGCTGTGTTCCACATGCTCGCGTAGATTGCAACGAAGCACAGACCCACTGCCGGAATCGGACGAGCGCATACCCGCGCTGCTAACCGAGTGGCAGGACGGAGCGTCGGCTACAGAACTGGCGCAGAAGTACCGGCTGTCTACCCGCGCGATACGCGCAACGATGGCGATACACAGCAAGACAAGGTTCCTCACATTCTTGGGGGTACCGGGATGATATTCATTGACTTCGAGACACAGTCTTGCGCAGACCTGCCGAAGATCGGCGCACACGCATACGCGAACGACCCATCGACGCGCCCCATTCTACTAAGCTACCGGCTACGCGAGAAGGACGCGACGCGACTATGGCTGGACGGGCAGCCGCTGCCGAAGGCACTACTGGCTGAACTCCGCAAGGGCCGCATGGTTGCTGCGTGGAACATACAGTTTGACCGGTGGGTGTGGAACGCGTCTGAGTTCGGCGAAGCGTACAAGATACCTGTTCGACAGTGCTACGACGTGATGTCGCAGGCGGCTGTGATGGGCTTACCGCTATCACTGGCCAAGTGCGGGGCTGCGATAGGGCTTACTGACGAGACGGCGAAGGACAAGGCGGGGGCGACGCTCATCCGCAAGTTCTGCTGTCCGCCATTCGACGCGCATAAAGGTGCAGACTGGGCCGCGTTCAAAGCATACGCAGTACGTGACACGGACGTGCTGGTAACGATGCACCAGACGCTCGACAAGCTGAGCAAGGGCGAAGTGCGTAACCTGCACACAGATATGTACGTGAATGACCGAGGCGTACCGGTTGACTACCCGAACGTGATCGAGGCGATGGAGCGAGCGTCTGCATTAACCCGTGCAGCGGAGGACACGTTCGCCGCGCTCACCGACGGGCTGCGCCCAACACAGGTCAAGGCAGTGGTGCAGTGGGTTAACGACGCAGGGTATCCGTGTGATAGTCTGGCGAAGGCTTCGCTGTCCGCGATGCTCGACGACCCTGATTTACCCCCTGCCGTACGGGCGGTGCTGACCATCCGCCGCGACACAGCCAAGGCATCAGTTGCCAAGCTGGTGAAGATGCGGGACTGTAGCGTAGCGGGGCGTGTGATGGGCTGTCATCAGCACCACGCAGCCACTACCGGCAGAGCGGGCGGGCGGCTTATCCAAACACAGAACCTGCCGCGCCCGCACATCGAGCAGGAGGACATTGACAAACACATAGCGGACGGGTTCGCCACGGCTACGATGGCGGACATCTCATCCTGCCTTCGCGGACTTATCTCCGCACCGAGACTGGTGTGCAGCGACTGGTCGAACATCGAGGGGCGTGTGCTGCCTTGGTTGGCTGGCGAACAGTGGAAGCTTGACGCGTTCATCGCGTTCGATAACGGGGTGGGCGACGACATATACAAGATAGCGGCGAGTAAGCTGTACCACTGCGAACCCTCAGACATCGACAAGGCAGGCAGGCAGATCGGAAAAGTTGTGGAATTAGCATGTGGTTTTTCCGGCGGGCTGGGTGCGTTCTCAAACATGGCGAGCATATACGGCGTTGAAGTAACAGACCGCGAAGCGCAGAAGGCCATCAACGACTGGCGTGCAGCGCACCCGAAGGTGACTGCACTGTGGTCGCAGCTTGGCAGTAAGGCCATGCTCAGCACGAAGTACCGCATGGACATGAAGGTAAACGACAAACTCAGTTTCGCCACGCGTGGTGAGCATCTGTATCTGCGGCTGCCAAGTGGGCGAGAGTTGTGCTACCCGTACGCACGGGTCGAGCCGGTCAAGACTAGGTTCGGAGTTCGCCCAGCGGTGACGTTCTACGGGAAGGACACATACACGCAGAAGTGGGGAAGGCATCAAACTTTTGGTGGCCGGTGGGCGGAAAACTGTACCCAGGCTGTGGCCAGAGACGTACTGTATGACGCAATGCGCCGACTGGTTCAGCAAGGCCACACACCTGTGATGCACGTACACGATGAGGTGGTGATAGAATCTAACACGCTTCAACTTGACGATCTGAACGCGGTACTGTGCGAGCCACCTGTGTGGGCGGAGGGGTTACCCTTGGCGGCAGAGGGATGGGTCGGTTCACGGTACAGGAAATGACACAAAGGAGGAAGGCATGACAGTTTACAACGTAGGACTACGCGTACCACTAGACGAGGTGCTTGAGGGTGACACGGTTCTCGACACGGCGTTGGGGGAAGACGCGCACGTGGAGATCACCCGACCGATGAGCATCGAGCAAGCACTGGAGTACGCAGCCAACGGCACGCTCACTCTCCCTAACGGTGTGCTGCGCATAGACAACAACAAGATTCTGCGGCAGTGCAGCACAGGGCAAGTGCACGTGGAACTTAACAAGAGGTGGCTAGTTGGAACTTAACAAGAGGTGGCTATTATGAAGTACGCAGACATAGCATGGGCGCAGGAGAGCATGAACATGCTCGGCACACTTGACGCAGGTACGCTCCAAGCACCACGTGCCGGACGTGAACACTACCTCGGCATGAGTTCCATAGGCGGCTGCGCGGCTGAACTGTGGCGCAACTACCACGAGGCCACCACACACGGTGCGAACATTCCACCTAAGCTGCAACGTGTGTTCGATCTTGGTAACGCGCTGGAGGACGTAGTGCTTGGGTATCTCAACGCCGCTGGCGCAGTGAAGGTGCTGTCCACACAGGCGGAGTACACAGACATCGACGGCAAGCTGCGCGGGCACTCGGACTTGGTGTACGAGACAGCGGAAGGCAAGAAGATAGTGTCCGACGTTAAGTCGATGAACAACTATCAGTTCGGGAACTTCACACGGTTAGGTGTGAAGCACAGCCACTGGAAGTATTACTGTCAGGCCATGCTCTACGCACGGTACGAAGAAGCCGACGCGATACAGATCATCGCGTATAACAAAGACACGTCAGCCTTGGCGGTACAGACGTACAGCTACGAGCAGTTCACAGGCGATATGCTTCGGAGCAGGGCAGAGTGGATTATCAACCTTGACGAATGCCCGCCGTGTGAGCGGGGGAACGGGCATGTTAAATACTGCGGGTGCGAACGATGAGTATTAAGACGGGGTTCGAGGAGATAAGCATCGTGATCACACCGACCACGGCTGGACTGAACATACAGTTGGAGGTGAAGCGCGAAGGTAAGGACATACGCATGGTGATGCCCGGCATGCCGGTGGACAGAGCACAGAAGGTCTTGGACGCGATAAGCGGGAGTGCTGCAAGGGTGGTGAATGGTGCTTGAGAAAGACATTGAGAAGAAGGCGGTAGCTGCGGCTAAGCGCAACGGGTGGCTGAGTTACAAGTTCAGCAGCCCGGCGCACAGGGGCGTGCCCGACCGGCTGTTCATCAAGGGCGGCAACGTAGTGTTCATCGAGTTCAAGCGACCCGGCGGCAAGGCGAGCAAGCTGCAAGAACTGGTGATGCAGACCATGCGTGACGCAGGAGCGGAGGTGTACGTATGCTGGTCAGTCGAGGACGCAGCGGGGGCGCTGCGATGACGGAGGAATACCGGCAAGTGCGCAACAAGTATCCCCAGCGGCAGACAGAGAAACGCCAACGGGAAATACGCAAGATTAAAAACAAGGAGCAAAAGAAATGAGCGATTATAGAAAGGATATTAATACAGGCATATGCGAAGCACGAGGGACATTCTTAAAAGGGCTACCGCTATTTATACTGGTAGTAGTGCTATCAATGATTGGGTTTGGGCTAAACAGCCTCGGACTTATTGGCAGCACTGCCGTTCAGCGAGAAGTATTCAAGCAAAGCTATCAACGTAGTGCAGCATTAGAATCAAGGCTTGCCAATGACGAGGCAGTAATGGCTGAAAGCGAGGCACAGCTTCGCAATACTTCTATTGATTCTACAGCCCGTGCTAATCTAAATGCACAACTAGTGGCAGGTCGCGTCCGCCTAAACACAACAAGGAGGATGATGAAATGAAAAGAACAATTATATTTTGCGTAGCTACTATCGCACGCAGCCGTAAGTGAATAATGGAGAAATAAGAAATGAAAATCCAACTTGTTAGAAATAACCACGATAAGCATATGATTGAAATTCGGTGTGGCATGTTTGTTATCGCTGCTGTCCCTATTGAGTGTTTCAATCTGGATGACTGCGGAATACTAGAGGCATTGCACAGTATGGATGCACGTGGTGAAAGCGAAGTGCGTGCCACATTGAATTTAGAATAAAATGTGGTTCCGAAAGGCTAAGCGATAACAGGTATGCGCTACGCAAGACTTGAGTGCCTGCTACATCCACAATAGGAGGCTAGGTAGCACCTAGATGAGCTAAGGAAACTTCGGGATAAACGTAGATATATATATATAGCTGGTGAACGCCGGACATAAAACCCGACCAACATGCATGCTGGCTCTGCATTAAACCAGCACTATTAGCGTGATGGTTGAGGACTTGATGCAGGATGAACCCCGTCTGCGGTATACATTAAATGCATAATAGCTAAAGAGGGGTAAGAAATGAAAAATGTGTACACAATGACAAAGAAAGATCTAGTAGAGAGACAAACTGAGTATATCAGATGGCTAGAGCGTGGGTTATGTACGGCCGCAATTGCAGAAGGCGATCTGCACATGGCGAAATGCGCGATAGACGAAGTACTGAGAATGCGTGAAGTGATATTGGCGGCAACCAACGGAGGGTAAGCGATGAACATTGATATACCAGAGGATGTACTGAGCAAGCATATGAAAGAGTTAGGCTGGATACCACCAAAGTTTGATTACCCATTAATTATGCGTCATAAAGTAACTGGCGTGGTTGTAGAATTTACAGCGTTAAGGGTGGGTACGGTGCTGGATGCTGTACAGGCTCATGGCTGGAAAGTAGGGGAACTCTATAGCTATTGGCTGAGGCATACTGATACTGCCATATGGGAGCCATGCGAGCGGCCAGACCCTCATAAAGAATTCCGTGACCACGTGGCTAATGGTGGTGAGGTTGATTACTTCAACAAGGCGACCAACGGATGGCTTCCTATGAATAAGGATAAGTTTATTTACCCGAAAGCCAGATATAGGTGTGTACCAATCCCAACCGGAGGAGATTTAGAGCATAAAGTTTGCTGGGCTGGAAATTCCAGTAGAGCTGAAGCAGTATTTCAAGGCGTATTAGTAAAGGTCTTGGAGTATCGCGGCGATAGGAAGCAATCCTACAGAACAAGATTTGGTAGCTTCGCATATGCATGGCCGCTAACCAAAACTGAGATAGATGCGATGACATGATGAAGGTATTGTCTGGAAATAAGACAATACATTCACCGAAGCCGTAGCCTATGAGTGTGGGTATCGGCCAGGGCTGGAAGCTGCGTTACGCATATGAAAGCAGCGTCAGTGCTACTCTGAGATAAAGCGGGCTATTGAAAAAGGGCTAGCTAACGCCTAGCAGCATTAATCGCATCACGCTTTAACTTCAGCTCATGCTCAAGATCAGCCATGCGCTGTCTATCCGTTTCAGTCTTGTGACGGATATGCCGTGTCTCTTGGTAATCACGCCACAGCCTGTTTTCATCATACATCAGCCATCTTACAGCCTGCTCTGATTGATAGCGGTGATAGTCGGCAGCAAGCACGACATTCGTCGCAGCCCACCATACGCCGGATATGATTGGGAGAATCACTGCTAGGATTGCGCCGTAGCGTTGCCAGACGTTCATTTTTTAGCCTTATCGTAGGATCGTGCTGCCGAGTAACCAGCATAACCTATCCCGAATGTAGCCCACATGCCGTCTGGGATCGCTGTCAGCCACGCTTTCATTCCAGCTGCTATAGCCATCGCCATTGTCGGGTTAAACGCTGCTAGCACGCCCATAGGAATTGATGCCAGTATCATTAGATACATGACGTAGAGGAACGATGGCCGTGCCCTACTCGTCCACGGGTCAGAAGATTGAGCCTCTGCTAGAATAGCTGACATTCTAGTCTGCAATTCGTTAAGCTTACCTTCCTGTGCTAATTGCATCAGATCGAGATTAGCTTTGGCTTTGGCCGTTGGGTCGGGAATAAGCTTGTCAATGAGCTTACCACCCACGTCCATGATTGCTGTTAATGGGTCGAATGACATATTACCTCCGCTCATCCGAACGTTCGATGACATACCACACCACACCGAATACCCCGCTGGCCGTGGTTACCCCTAGTATTAATAGTCCGGTGTTCATTCCATGCCACCGGGTAGCTTTAGCATCCCATACACATAGCGCGGCCAAATAGCGGCAGCGAAGATCGAGCCTTTTACATCCCAACCTTTACCAGCCGCTAGGCTAACAAGCATGCAGAGCAAAAATGCCAACGTGAATATTGCTGCGTATGTGTAAAATGCATACAGCAGCCAATCGGTGTTAATCGTTAATGTCATGTTAATCCTCCCAAGGGTCTAGCGGCAGTGTTTTGCCAGCCATTTCATGAGTGCAGTCCCCAAGAAACTCAATCTGCCCGTCGCGAATAAATGAATGGCAGCAGTAGTCTAGCCTTGATTCGTTTGGGTAACTCACCAACACTGAGGGGGAGAATGTAGGCATGTCATAGTCCCCATTAAATTGCCACGTCTTACCGACCTTATGGATTGTATGGCATCCGGGGCACAGAAACAGGAATCCGTCCGACACTACCTTTAGAGCACCTTTCGTTGGTATATCTTCCATTAATGTCATATCAAACCTCCCGCAATCCTACTGTATATGTTGCCCCCATTCCTGTCTCAAAGTGGGCGGTTAGCGCCTGCCGTCTAAGCTTTGGGCTGTAGCTGATATGCGTCCAGCCCCCTTCCTCAATCAACTGGTCAAAGGGCAGTCCTGACTGCTCCACCCAGCGGCACACTTCTAATGGTGTCTTGCCATAGATGATAATGTCAGCGGCTTCGCCTTTGCTGTGCTGGCTGCTATTACTGCCACCAATAGCTGCATTCAGTGAACGACTACGAAAGCCGGAACTAATATGCACTACGCCAAAGTGTTCACGGATAGGCTCAAGCAGGGCATCGCATAACTCAATCAAGCATGGCACATAAGCCGGTGGTGGCGTATTATTGATATGCAGGCGTGTGGCTGTCTGGCTCACTGTGAATTCATCAAGGGTGAAGTGCGGACTTAGTTTCATTCTACTTCCTCGTATGTGGCAATAAAGATGTCAGGCTTACACGGGTAATATTCGCCCGCCACACCACAGATTATGTAGTCACCAATAGTTGCTGCATGCTGGCCTTCCAGTGTCTTAATGATTAAAGTGCCGTCTTGTATGGCATAGTTATCACCAAGAGATAGACGGAATTCACCGCCATACAATTCCGTATAGTTGTCGGGCACGGGTAGTTGAGTGTCAGATTGCTTAGCTAGGAAGTTCTCCATCTCTATATGGTTGCATCCAGACCACTGCACTGCTTCTATTACTATCGGACGTTTTCTGTACTTCATGTCGCAAAGCCTCCCTTCATCCAATGCATTAGCACCCCTGCTGATACTGTGCCAAGCAGGGCAACCAGTGCAATGATGCCTCTAAATAGCCAGCCGGAGGCAAGCTCAACCGTGGGCAGGTGCTGCTCTACTGTCTCCACGCGCCCCTCAAGGTTATCAGCCCTTACCACTAGCCGTTTAATATCGTCAGCGTGCTTGTGGCATGGCCGTGCTGTCATAAAGGTAGCCTGCTCATGGTAGCGTTCCCGCATTAGCTTAATCTCGTCATCGTGCCGAGCTAGGTCATGCCTGACTTCCGCTATCTGAGCCAAAGCATCAGCCACTTCTTTGATGGCCTGCTGCATTATTAACTGGCCTTCTGATAAGTGCTTTATATTTGCTTTCAACCACTCCACGTCTTTCTCTATCTGTTCCATCAGTGCCCCCTTAACGCTGCTTCAATTTCTGCCTTGCTGTAGCCTAGATTATACCCGTTGTGGAGCATGTTCACAGCGTCTGCCACGCTCATACCGTACTTGATTGACTCCTTATATGCTTCAATCTCATATGCATACATGTGGCTTTTGCTGATAATGTACTTGATAGGCATAAGCCAGTCCTTTTTGAACTGGGCTACATGCACCTTCTCATGCATTAGTAGATGGTATGGCGCATCAGTACGGATAAAGATAATGCTACCTAATGTGATGGCATCCATCCTTGCTGGGATAGGAAACCCGTTACGTCTGATTATCCTCATACTGTGTCTGCTGCCCTACGTGCTTTAAGCCGTTTGGCTACCAGTGCCTTAACCGGAGCAGAGACTATCTTCACGGTAGCCTGTGCGGCCTTACGTTCAGCCTTATCAGCTACAATCTCCGGTGCGTCAGTCTTGGTGCCTGTTGGCTTACCAGTTAGGGCATCTATAGCATCAACCTTCGGATAGTCAGCTACAAGCAATGCAGGTTGAGCTAATCGTTCTACGGCGGCCTCATGTTCCAGTGTAGCAATCAGCAAATTGTTATCCTTTGCTTCCTGCACATAATCACCCTCTGCCGCTGCCAGTGCTGCGCCAATATCGGCCACCTGTGTGGGATCAGACAATGCATATCCTGATGGATCGAGCAGGGAATAGACAATGCGCTCTACATTAGCTAGTCGTTCTGCCAGTCCTAAGCCAGATTCAGCTAGTCGAGCCATAGCCCGCGCCTTGAGTTGATCTGTGGTGAATGTTTCGTTGCTTAGTAAATCAATCATTATTTCGTCCCCACTAATTCACAATCATAGACTGTAGCCGCTGTTACACCTGATGTTAGACTCCAAACGAAGCCGTCAAATACAGGGGTGTTAGTGGATAGGCTGACGTATGTACCCGCCGCTGACATAACCCGAATAGGCTTGAATCCCTGCGGGAATTTCAGCACTGTGCCTGCTGCTTCTGATGTGATTGCTTTCGTTACAGTGCCTTGGCGTAGCTGCGCGTTGTCCAACATCACTGCTTTAAGCTGGCTGTTCACGTCAATCGCTGGTGCCTTGTAGTAGTTCGTTATGCCGGTGCGTGATAGATAGGGGGCAGCCAGTTGGTTACCTGATGCTGTAACGCCAGTAGCCAGTACCATAGAATCATTACGAACTAATCCCTTGAACTCATCTACGTTATAGCCGTTCGTGATGTAATACACATCATGCTCTGCGTTGTACTCTACGTCTGATACGTTCGCGCTACTGGATAACAGGCAAGGCTTACCACCGTTGAGTGCGTTCTCCTGTGCTGCCATGAACTTGGACTGCTCTGCGCTTGGTGCTGTAGCTGATATGCGAACGTAGCCTTCGAATGAGCCACCTGGCCACGGTGCCGAAGTATGTTGTGCTCCTCCTACTCGCAGATAGCCTGTCGTATTACTAATGGTATT